GTTTAAATTAGGAGATTTTGTTCTATCGGATTTCTTGAAAGAATCAAGTGATTCTTCATCAAAACGTTTAGTATTATTCATGTCCGCAACTGCTATGTCATTAGGTGTATTGATTTTGACAGTAGCATCATTTTACACAACGGTCGCTGATTCCCTTATGTGGGCTTTAACTATACCTTTATCTACTATGGCTGGTGTTTCATATGCTTCCGTGGAAAAAGAACGTTTAAAACTTGCACAAATGAAAGAAAATAAAAAAACCGATGGTGAAACAACAACAGATGATACAGGAAATAATGATGGAAAACAATAACCCTTTGATCGAGTTGGTTGAAAATAAAACAGTTTTAAGTGAAACTGTATACGCCAACGTCAATATGAACGAAACATCAAAAACAAAAACAAATATGGCAGAACTCATCGAGCCAGAAAATAAAGCATTACAGGGGTGAAAAATGGATATCAAAAAATTAATAGAAGAACTTAAAGTTGATGAAGGTGTTCGTCTAAAAGCATATACCGATACTGTAGGTAAGCGCACAGTTGGTGTTGGACGAAATTATAGTGACGTACCATTTAGCCGTGAAGAATGTCAAGCAATATTCGGAACAACCAGTATATCTTTCCACAACGCCGATGTATTTCTAAGTACAAAAGGGTTGACTATGGAACAAGTCGAGATGTTATTGAAAAATGATATAAATCGTTGCATAAAAAATCTTGAAGGTAAAGATTTCTGGGAAGTAGTAAAAGACATAGAAGGCCCAAACCGTGCTATTGTCAACCTTTGTTTCAATATGGGCATCACTACATTATTGACTTTTAAAAATACTTTAGGATTTGTCAAGAAAAAAGATTGGAAAAATGCTGCGCTAAATCTAACTAAATCTAAATGGTACACTCAGGTTGGCACACGTGGGCCACGTGTGATAAAACTAGTTTGTCCAGATTTTTATGATCAACCAGTCACGCCTGCGGCGGCTTCTGTAAAGAAAAAGAAATGATGAAAGGGAGTTTAAACTCCCTTTTTACATTCTTCACAATCACAATTATTCAAAATATTACAACTAGGGCAACCATGCTTTATATTATATTTTGTTTTCGGAAATTGTCCATGAATAGGGCACAAACAATATTTTTTGCTATACATATAACTACACTTTTTACAACCATGACCTTTTAAATGACTTCGTGCCAACTGTTCAAAATCACCATGAATAGAACATGTAATTATTACCTTTGAACAACTATTTTCATAAACTGTTTTATCATAATTATACTTATTACCATGTACTTTTTTAAAGTTTTCAATAACCTCATTATTTGATGGTACGCCATAATGACATTTTGGACAACCACCCTCTTTTTCATTTCGTAAATGATTATTTGGAGAAACTAAAAAATCACCATGTTTAGGACAAGTTAATATAACTTTTATATGTGAATGTGAATAATCTGTTTTATCGTAATTATACTTGTCACCGTGTACTTTTTTACTTTTCTCAATAAAAGATGATGTTGTTAACGCCCTTTTATTAACTGGTTTTATATTTCTACCACTACATGCATAACACCCACATTTTTTGAGAATATGATTATTTGGAAATTGTTCGAAATCGCCATGAACAGGACATGTAATGATTACTTTTTGTAAACTTTTTACATATACAGTTTTATCATAATTATACTTGTCGCCATGTATAGCTTTGGCTTTCTTTATGAATAATTCAGTTTTTGTTAACTCTTTTTCCATTGTGAATCTTCTTTTGGAAAAATATATGAATATTTTATTTCAATGTCGTTAACATTACCTTTATCATCAACATTTCCAGATGAGCAAAACCCTACAGTAAAATGCTCTCTGTCCAATGTGAAACCATTAAATACTTTTAAATCTGTTGTTAATCCTTTCTCCGTTACTTTAGCATTCTGACATATACCAACAACATTTTCCAAATCTATTTTAAAATCATCACGTATGCCGCTTAAACATAATATTTTGTTTTCATTTATTTGTTTAGACATAGATTCCAAAACATCATTACTATAGATAACACCATTTCTGGATACCGTGTTTGAAAGTGTTACCAAAATATCCTTTACGTAATTTTTCTTCCATGTTATATCAACAGTAGAAAATGTATTTTTATCATCATCAAATAATTCATAACCATTTTCAATACACTCATCAATAAACTCATTATAAGTTTCATCTGAATCAATTGGTCTAGAATTTATCTGTGATGTTATCTTTCTATAACTTTCGTACTTAGATTTAAAACCATCACGCTCACGTTTTATCATTTCATCATATGTTAATAATGGTAGCTTACCAATCAAAGAATGGTATTCCATGTATTCATTTTCCGATGGCAATGCCTTTTCATATAAACCGACATATTCATCATAACTTAATGAATTGTCAACTTTTTGTTTGTAAAATATTAGATAAGGGTATTTCATTATTATCTCACTTATAATTTTCGTTAGTCAATAAATGGTACAAAACAAAACCATGACCAACTTTTTTATATGGGTTGTTTACTACTTCTTTCAGTGTCAGTTTTTTCATTTTATATGCATCAAAATCACGAATAGCATAACATTCATATCCATCACATACTTCTTTATACAATTCCAAAAATACCGAATTATGTAAACAAAAATCAATGTATAGTGGAAAATATATTTCTTTTCTTGCAGAAACATAATCATACTTCACACCATCAACATAAGAATACAGTGGCTTTGCCCCTTTCCCCATAGGATAGCGATAAGCAAAAGAAGACTTGAATCCTCTTTCTCTCCATTCATACCATTTTTCATTTGGGGTTCCATTATCATCATGTTGTGGATATACTTTCGAAAATTGCCATGCGTTTTCAACATTATTAGCAAATATATCTTTAAACCTAACGTCATAATGAGTGAAAGGCGATAATTCTTTATACTTATCACCCCTTGATGTACAATTGACTTCAATGTATCCTTGTGGCAACAAGTCATTATATGAAATTGTTATAATTCTCATTTTAATATATTCTGTATATCTGAACTATAAATTGGCTGCACTTCAACTGCTGTGGTGCCATATGATTCAATATTAGTAGATGGTGGACTTAATATAGCAGATTTTGCTTTATCTGTTATTAACACTTCATAATTCATGTCTTTCGCATGTTCCAAGAAAGCTTGAAATTCATGTACGTTATTAACATCAACTGTTTCGACTACTTTACTATGTTGAACATACAAGAAGTATTTTGGCTTAACTGAATCCATGTATCTCTTATAAAAGGCATTATATGTTTCATTAAGGTCATATGACCCATCCGAAACCTTTTGTGTTTCATTCAATTCTTCCAAAATTTCTTCATATTTCTTTTTAGAAGGTATTTTTTTCATATGCTCTTCGTAAAACTCCTGATAGGTTTTATCAGGAGAACTTTTACGATAATATATGGTCATAGGCCAATTTGTCATACAAACAAACCGGATATGTCTGCGGGAGAGAATGTAGAAGGCTTCAATATCTTTCCATCTTCACGCTTTACACATTTTACTTCCCCATTGTCATCAACAAACTTAGAGAAATTAGAACGCTGAACTTCATCAAATGCAGCTTTAGACAATTCCTTAGACCAACCACGGGAACGCATATAACCAACAATAACCCAAATCATATCAACGCATGCATCTAGTTCCTCGACATGATCTTTATTACCATAGGCTTCCAAAAACTCTTCATATTCTTCCGTGATAAGATTCTTATACAATGCCATTGTGGTTTCATTCTTTTGTGTACCAGCAATGTCATTCCATTCCCAAATCTTCTCAATAATAGTGCCCAATAGTGGTTCAACAGGGTGAACATTATGTTCTAATCTATCAACAGTATAAACCCTCGCTGAAAACCCTTTTACTGTTTCCTCAATTATCTCATTTATTTTTTCCTTACTCATGTTCCCAACATCAACATAAAATACTTCACGATCTTCCATTTCTTTAATCCTTTAATCCAAATTCAATTTTTTAATCTTATCAACCAATACGTCTTTTTCATTGCTATTTCTAAGCTTATTCAATTCATCATTTACTTTAGAGATTTGCTTTTCTAAATCTAATATATTATCTTTAGTAAACGAATAGGATGGTATTGATATAATCTTTTCTGAAATATCATTCGAAACATTATTTCCAAGTGAACAAACATATGAAGCCAATTCTTTCTTAGTATAATTTTTCAGATTGATTACATTTTCAACAACATTCGTAATAAACTGTTTTTTTACAGTCATCTCCAAAAGACGTTGTTCAGTTTGATTTATACTGTATTGTAACGAATCTTTTGTCTTTTGTAAACGATAATTACAAAAATCTTTCACCAAATCTTCAACTGATGTGAAAATACGCAACTTCCCATGTTCATCAACAGTTGAAATATTCTCTGTTTCTGTTTTCATTAATCCAAAAAACTTAGTAATGTCCTTGTCAATAGCCTTATTTTGTTCTGGTGAAGTATAGACCACAAAACGAAAACCATTCTTATTACATTCATCATCAAAATCATTTATTTTATTGGCATTTTTAAGTCTCAATAAAATATTGAAGTATTTTTCACGATCATAACCAATAGGCAATTCTTTAATGACATAAGCCTCTTTACGCCCAACCTTTTCTTTATCAACAATACCATATGTTGCCCATCTCCCATCCTCAAGCAATTCAACTTTCCCATTGAAATGTGGATATTTTACCTGCATAACTGTTTTTATTTTTCCTTTAGTCAGGTATTCCAAACATGCTTGCTTAACATCTTTCCATTCACGAGGAAGAATGTTACTCGCAAAGCCCACTGCAACGCCTGAAATGCCGTTTATAAGCGACCACGGAATAACAGGTAGGTAAGTTATGGGTTCTGGTGTATCGGCCTTAAAATCGCAAACAGAGGTGTCTATGAAGGTATCTTTAAACTTGTCGGAAAGGCTAACATAAATGTAACGGGGGGCCGCTGATTCTTGTATTAGACGAGAACCGAAGTTACCATGACCATCGAATAATGGAATGTTGTTTTTCCATGATGCAGCCATACTAACCAAAGCATCTTGAGCAGAGGTTTCGCCATGAAGATATTCATATGAACTAAGTGAAGACCCTAACTCTGCTACCTTTACTTTTTTGTGTGCTGCCATTTGTAATGCGGCATATATCAATTTGCGTTGAACAACTTTCAAACCATCAATATAGTTTGGGAGAGCACGTGATTGGATAACATACAATGAGTAATCCATATAATGTTGATTGATGTAATCAGTAACAGTTATAGGCGATAACAAGTCGATATCAATCTCTTGTTCCTCTACCTTTTTTCCTTTTTTCATTTTTTAAATCCATTTATATGTGTTTAGTAAAAATATGTAAATTATGTGATAATAGTTAAAGCCGATATCTTAACGATATATCGGCTTTTCATTAATTTCAACAATAGCAAAATTTACAAATGTCGGCGGCGATTGTATCCACTTACGACCGTTAATATCAGCATCAGCAGAAGAAGTGACAACACATATTTCCAACTTATCATTTGCGTATTCATTTTTAAGACGTTCTACGTTTCTAGTGAAGTTATACGCATTTGTTTGGAAAAATGATTCTTTAGTAACCATAACTTCCTCAAAACGTCTAACTCCTACAACACGTTCTTTATTATATGTGACATACTTACTAGGAGTAGATTCTGCAATAAGTGTCAAAATGCGGTTATACATTGCACCGAGAGAATCATCAACCAGTTCATTTTTAACTTCATTGACATGCTTAACACCCCATAAAGTAATAATTTCATCATCTTTTAATGGTTCTTCTTCTGGTACAACATCATCAACACACGCTGAATCATACTCAAGACCGCCATATACGAGAATATTTGGGTCTTTACTTAAATCTATTTTATTAACCATTATAGTATTTCCTCTGTTATTATTTTTTTAATAAATTGTGTCGGTGAATAATGTGTTAGTAGTATCCACTCTGTTTTTACATTTCCATCAGAATCTTTATATTCACAGCATATTTCCAATATTTGTGCTTTAAAATATCTAGATTTAGATTTTTCCTTTAATTCATTTTTAAATAATTTAGTAACAAATGCACTTTTAACACCAATTACTTTCATATCTTTTGGAACATAAATTAACATTTGATTTTCTTTCAATTCAAATAATGCCTTGTCAATTTTCTCATACAATTGATTTCGCTCTTTTTCAACAGCAGCTTCACAAAATGACTTATAGTTGTCCATTGCTATCATTATGTTATTCTCATCACGCTTATCGGCATTAGTTTGGGTAAAAGCTAACCCATTAAACTCTATTGATGAATCATTTATTTCCAAGTTAGTTACATCCAATTCCATTGTATTCATTTAAACTCACCCAACAACCATTTCTTTCTCATATCAGAATCATCTCCGAAAGCCATTTCTAAATGACGTTTATCAGATTCCGACGATAATGTTATAGGAACCAATTTAGGATTATTAATGCACTGTTCATACACTTCTAGTGGCATAGTACCAAGACCTTTAAAATATGTTTCCTCATAACCCCTTATATTCTTCTTATCTTTATTGTATTCATCAAACGAATAATAAAGTCTTAAATCATTTCCTTTTTGAGCGGATAATAAAGGTGTCTTAACTATGAACACACGATTTTCATCAAACAACCTTGTTCCCCACAAATAGAACAGATTAACCAATTGCATTCTGATACTGATACCGTCAACGTCAGCATCCGTCATAATCGCAATTTTTCCATAATTCAAATCCTGTGGTGGTTTTCCAAGATGCAATCCAATGACTGATATCAATTCAGACACGGTGACGTTATCCATTATGGCGTTATACTTCATTCCAGTGACATTCAAAATCTTACCACGCAGGGGATAACCACCAATTTTCGTGGATTTTCTAGTAGCCAATAAAGGGGACATAGCGGAAAGACCTTCTGCAACAAATAATATTCGTTCCTCTGGTTCAGGATATGTTGCTTGTATATGGTTTACAATATCTAATTTCTGTGATTTCTTTTGTTTTCTAGCTAACTCCAAGCGTTCAGCTAATTCTTTCTTTGCAAGTATAGATTGTATTATTGGATTGATGATATTTTCAGTTGTTAAAATCTTCTTAGCCAAACCAGTGAAATCATAACCTTTAAAAAACTCAGCAACTTCATTACGACTGTTTGTTATTTTTTCTTTAGTTTGTGAATCAAACTTCAAGTTTTGAAAATTAACAACATACAAACCAAGAAACAAATTATTTTTTATTTGACTTGGTGTTACTTCAATCTTATGCTTCTTTTTTATTAGTGGTTGAAGAAGACTACACACTTCGGAAGTGATATAATCAACAACTGCGCCGCCATTTGGAGTATGTAAACCATTAACATACGAATGGAATCTAAACTCTTGGAACTCGGCAGTAGAACCTATTATAATTGTGAAATCATTTTCCTTAACAATAATATTATCTTTATAAAATGATGTTGCTAACGCAGACATATCATGTATGGAAACCAAATCACCATTAAAAGTAAACTTAATCTTAGGATAACATATGGACAAGTTTATCAATCGTTGTCTGATATATTCAGCATGATTATTAAAAGAAACTTCACCCTTGTTGAATTGTTCCAAATCTGGTAAAAAGGTAACTTCGGTGAAATTCTTTTTAGATTTAGTGACTTTTGTTATCATACCGTCTTTTTGAAAAGTCAAACCATGTGTACCATCATGCGTCTCCCCAAAAAACTTGGTTGAAAAAACATATGTTGCAAATGACCCAACGCCATTAGCACCTAACGTAACACGGTTAGCATCAAAAGAAGTGCCAGAACGTGCCCTAGACCAAGATAATACTGGTCTGTATTCATCAACACCATCTGGTTTTACAATAGGAATACCACGACCGTTATCACGTACTGTCACCAGAAAACCATCTAGGTTTTCTTTCATGGATATGTCTATTTTGTTCGCATATTTCCCATTGGTTCTAATACTTTCATCAACACTATTGTCAATGATTTCATTGATTATCTTTGCAAGGCCGGGAACTATCTTTATTGATTTATATTCCGCTTCTGATAATACCCCATCAGATAGGTTTATAAAATATGTTGATATATCAGTCTCGTCAACAGAGCCGATATACATGGAGGGTCTAAGCTTTAAATGTTCTTCGTCCGTTAGAACCTTAAAATTATCATTATTTGTCATTTTACATCCTTGATATGAATTATGTGAATTATTATAGTATTAAACGTTTTTCAACTTTATTATATATTGTCCCAATAATTCCATCTATAGTATCATACATATCCAAAACTTGCAACCATTCTGTAGGAATATTGTTAACACCGTAATGTGCACCTGCCAATTGACCAACAATAGCAGCCGTTGTATCTGCATCATAACCTTGATTAACCGCCATTAAAACAGCATCTTTATAATTATCGGTTTTATAAAAACACCACAATGCTGCTTCAAGAGACTCAATAATATAACCTGTACCCTTGATAGAATCATAATCTTTATTAAGGTATTCACCAAAAATTATTTTCTTCAACCCATCAGATGTATTTTTATCGTTAGCCAAGAAATGAACAGGTGATATGATGTTTTCCTTTTTAACACCAAGCAACGCACGATGCATGTAAATTGAAAACAATACTGCTCCATAAATTGACTCATATGAACCATGTGTTGTTTGTGTAGATTTAACAGTAGCCTTCATAAGACCATTAAAATCTTGAAAGTAAAACATTGGCAATGGCGCTAAGCGCATAATACTACCATTACCAGCTTTCTCAGGATTGTTTTCTGTACAGACATAATTTCCTGTCTGTAAAAAATCCTGTATTGCTAAACGTGTAGTACGTCCAATACCATTGCACTTTTGGTTACATCCCATATACCCTTGCATAAACCATTGGGCATACTTCCTCATTTGGTCTAACTGATCCACACCATCACTGTCAATCAAGCTTTGCGCCAAACATAAAGCCATGCTGGTATCATCGGTAAATTGACCTGCCTTTAAATCATGACTAACACTATCCTGCATTCCAGTAATAGGGTTTTGGTCAAGCCATTCTCTTGGCTTCCATTCGGCTGGTGCCCCCACGGCATCACCACACGCAAGACCAAACAATGCACCTTCAAACCTTTCTTTTATTTCCATTTACCGTATTTCCATCACTTTGTTAATATTAATCACCAACACCTTCGTCAAAACAATTTTCACTAATAGAGAGGTCTTCATGTTCACAGCATGGTCGATAAAAGTCGTCATCACCATTACAATACCTATAATTATACGACCTATTATGTTTAGCCATATCATGAATGATATTATCATCACTAAACCAACAATTACTTTTATCATTTTTATAATTTGAAAGCATTAATTCCCCAATTTCAAAGAATCCAAATATGCCTTTTCGTATGAACTTCCAACCATCTGATAAAGATTATTTGGATGATAACGTTCTTCTATAACTTCACCATAAACATGCCAATCTTCAACTAACATATGATGTTCATGACATAAAGAAATGCCATTAGAGGCAACATAGCCTCCGTTTGGCATTTCTTTTCTATCGGTTATATGATGTGCATCAAGGGTTTCAGTAATATCACAAAAGACACATTTATATCCGTCACGTCCAAAAACAGACTCACGAAAGTTTTGGCGTATGAGTTTTTTCTTTTCACTCACGTACAGGTTTGTCCGCTATGTTGGCAGCTTCTTTATCTGTATTGGCATCAATATACGATTTCAATGCTTCAACAACCAAATCACTAACCTTTTGTTGTATAATACCAAAATGGTAATTTATAAGGAATATATCGGTCACTGGTCTTTCCTTAAATTGCAATGCAACTAAGTCCAAATCAAACATAATCTCAGCATCCCCACCAAAGCGAACATTTTTCAGTTCATAAACACTACCTTTGTAGTCGCCATCAATTATCATATAATGGTCTTTTAATGTATCATTTGTCAAAGCAAATGGGTGTTTCATTACTTTCATATTTTATCCTTACTATTCAAAACATATTCATTATTATCTAACCAATGTATTTCTGGTGGGCCACTATGTTCTTTATCAAAAACAAACCATGCATACACCATCATTCCAGTTTTATACTTACCATCTTCCCTAAGTTTTTCTCCTAATAATGGATAACGTGTATAAACATACACAGCCCTCAATGAAAAGTCCTTATCACAATATATGTTATCGTAACGCTTCTTACCATGCAAGTAAGAAAGTGGCAAAAGCATAGCTATCTGACGTGTAGCAATCTTTTTAGCATGTAGTATGAACTCATATGCCAATGAAAAAGGTGGGTTTGTTATAATGTTATCTATGGTGCCATTGTATTTCAAAAAATCAACTTCTACGTCAAACGCAGTTACATTGTAACCATTTTCTTCCAAAACCTTTACAATAGCACCATCACCACAAGCAGGCTCAAGCACATCCCCATAAAAAGAATGTGCTTGAAGAAATTGTTGAGTTAGTGAATATGGGGTTTCATAAAAATCTGACTTTTTACGATTTCCTGAAACATTATTTGTGGAAAAATTTTTACCTTTCATATCATTCATCATGTCTATTGTTCCAACTAATCGAATAAACACCACTATCCACAATTGATTCTGAATCTGATTGTAATGGTTTATTATTGTTAGTATACTTACTTTCAATAAACTCTTTAGTTTCCATATCTCTAAAAACTTTATAGTCTATATTTTCACGCCAATTTTGATAACATCTTCCATCTTTTTCAGAATCTTCGGACAATAATAGATTTCCTTCCATTTTATTTCAATTCCGGGTTATACAATTCTGCCAAGGTATATTTCTTCTTACTATCCAACCACGAATAATCTTGTTTAATAGACTCCATGAATGCACAGGATTCGGTATAATCCAATGCACGGAAATCAATGATACCTTGACAACGACCGGGGCGAGTCAATGCATTATCCATTTCACGAATGTTAGGTAAGTTTGTAGAAATAAGGATTTTCTTACTGTTGATTGGAGACTTAATGAAACCATCAGATGCTGCAAGCAAACGATACATTGTCAAATTACCATCATTACGTGCAGTCAAATGGATATCAATATCCTCAAAAACAATAGACTTTGCAGAAGAAGTCAAGAACTCACTGAACAATTGATCAGACTCAATAGCACGATCCGAGTTAGTATAAAATACGGGAACATCTTGAGGTGTATATTTGGCCATCAAAGAACGAATTAATGTGGTCTTACCTGTTCCGGGTTGTCCTTTAAAGATGCAGACACTGCGTTCATTGTTAAAATAATCTTCAAAATATTGATGCATGTTTTTGATATACGGATACGCCAATTGGTTCAACGACGGGGTAACATCCATCAACATTTCATTATATACAATTTTTCCTTCTTGAAAATAATAATTGTATACTTTCATCTTATTAGGAGGAACAAAAGAAACATCTTTCAATATTTCCAAAAACTCTAATGTTTTACTACAAGTTCTCATAATAGAGTTATACGACATCTTGTAAGATTCTTCAACACAATCATTTACTTCTGATATAAAGTTAACTTTTACGATTTCTTCATTATCATTGGTAATATAGATAAACTCTTTTGAAGAACCAGAAAAGTGATAAATTAAACATTGTTTTTCTTCCAACAATGCCTTCAAACGAAATAAGTTCTGCTTTGTTATATAAAAATATCCAAAACCAGAATTATAATAATTAGTTCGTGAAAACATCTCCGACAATCGTTTAGATAAAATTGCTTGATAGGAGTTTACAATTGGGTTGTTGGAAGTTTCGTGAGAAGCTATATAATTTGTTTGTAAAAAAGTCATTTTATACTCTTGGTGTTATTAATCATTTTTGGATTGGGTATTATAAGAAACGTCATCATAACATTCATTATAACGGTCTGTATTATATTTTACAGGATTACAATATTTTTGCGGTTTAGGATTATCATCACGTGATTCGTCATAAATATAAAACATATCCCTAGACGTTGTATAATTAAACATGCATTGATGATCGAATATTGATGTACTATTGCTCATTTAGTCATTACTATGTTGACTACGGAACGTCAACCCCTCATCATTAAAATTGTTCAAAAACTCAACTTCATCCGAAAAATCGTTATGTGTTATAGTATCAATTGGTATTTTCATTATAGAACGATCAAACTTTGAAAACATATAGTCAAACATTTTACGACTATAAAGCGTTTTAATTTTTTCGTTTAATTCATTACCGTGGTTCTAACCACAAGTGACGATAATAATTAAGTGTTTTAACATTCATCATTCTGACAATGCCATTCATCGACTTCATCATATATGGAGTCATGGTAATAATACCCATAGTCTTTTTTACAAGAGCTATCGAGCATGCGGTTTATTCCTTTGTCTGTAATTCCATGTGCTCTTGATTGCATACCACTAAAACAACGTTCATCATTGTAAGATTTATTATTCGACGAATTAGAAGATGAATAATCCACGGGGGTTATTCCCCGTGATGATCAATCGGTGAGTATTTCTTCTTAGACATAATTTCTTTTACTTCACTAAAAGAAATTGGATAAAAATCATGACAATCAACGCCAACATCTATGCGTAATTGAGTGTTATCATCAGGCAGTGAACCATGACTATGGCCATGCAACATCCAAGCGCCATGATGGCTCTTATTCCACGTTAGCATAGCATAGTGACATAATGTTATACTTTGGTTTTCATGTTTTATTTCCATGAAATCACGAACCTGTTCAAAACAATCACGGAATGCACGATCTTTTACCATGTACTTATCATGATTACCTGCAATCAAAATCTTACGACCATTCATTCGTTTCAACAAAGAAATGGTGGTGGAAACCTCTTTGTAGAATGCAACATCACCAAGGATGTATACCGTGGAGTTAGGAAGAACCTTGGAATTGAAACGCTCAATCATGGTATTATCCATGCGTTCAACTGTTTGACGACTGAGTTTAAAACGGCGTTCAAACTCACGGTATTCTGCGGGAGTTAGGTTAGCTTTTGCTTTGTCATACTCATGACGTTCAAACTGATCCATAAAAGGTCTGTTTGAATATTTTATTACATTACCATGACCGAAATGGAGGTCACTTGTGAAAAATATTTCATTGCTCATTTTCTTATCTCTTGTTCTCTTTTAATTTTGCAAGGATTATAACAAAATAACATGAAATATGCAACCCCATTTTGTACACTTTCTGTTATATCTCCCCCATATGTCTAACAACCGTCAAAATCATAATTTTAGATGGGTCTTCTGCACTCGGCTTTAAAATAAAAATACCGCTTTTCGTTTTCACGTAAGAAGCATCACCATGTTTATGCTTTGTTGATTGTTTATTGACATAGAATGGGCAGAACTCATACTTGCGTTGTACATATCCACTCATGACAAGTTTCTTGATAAGGCGTATCTGCATTTTCTTTGATTGTGTTTCTGTCAGTGTCATATGTAAACGAAAACGTTGCATAAAACGAGTTAGACAATGAGACGAAACAATGAGTTGATCTTGGTCAGAAGGAATTGAAAAAAGAGAGTGTGTAATCATGATTTGTTCACGAAAGATGATAATAAGAGTATATCATCTTTCGTGAACCCATGTGTATCAATTAAGTAAACATATCACCGTTATAACCATTTGGATGAGAGCGTTTGTATGTTTTTTCAACATCATCCAAGGAACTTCCACTTAAAACCGAGCGAGCACGGTGAATAGCAGTTGTTGCAACACGAGGGTCTAAATCACTTGCTAATTTATGCAACACATTATGACGGGTGGTATGCTTTGCTACAGTGTGACGTACTGATGGAGCATTATCACTTGCCATATATTCATGAAATTGCGGGGCATGCGCCGCCAATTTTTCCTTAACATTTGTGTTAATATCATCAACCATCTTTGTCAAAACTGGATGTGGCGCATGTTGGGCAGCAATCATACGATCTTTGTAATTATAACTAGTAGCCAACTTATGATAGGCTGAATCTGGGGTCTTTGCACGTAAATCATCAAATCCTTCTTTGTCGTCACTAGTGGCAAAATGACGGTGAAGTGTCATAAAATCACTGTCAGACTTTGCATGGAGTACACGTTCTGGTATTGATCTACGCATCAATACATCCAAAACCCCTTCATAAACTACCGTATGTTCTTCAACAAGAATGTCTTCAAACCTATTCATTTAGCTCACCGGGGAAACGTCGTTATTAACAAAAATTTGATTATATTCCTTGGTAACTTGATCATCCGGCATATCTATAACTTTTTGTGTTTCTTGTTGCAACATCATCGAGTAGCCTAACGAGGAAATTGGGCAAGATTTTTGAACACGTAAACGCAATATGTCTATCAGTTGACGTTTCATATTATCAATGTTAACCGATTCATTGATTGTTTTTCTAACAACATATGGTTTATCTTTCAAAAACTCCAAAAGAGAATTAATGTCGGTTCCAACTTTGAGTACAGGTATTTTTGCACCTATATTGTCATGTGCTGCCCAACGATGATGACCATCAACAATATAATTGTCTTCGGTAACTATAATTGGTTTCTGTTCAGCACCTGAACGTAGTGCCATAACAATTGCTTTCACCTTCCCATCATTGAATTGAGATTGTGTTGGTAATAGCTGATCGGTATCAACTACATCTTTAGTATAATTTATGTCTGGATGTTTTTCTACATCAGCCAAAAATTGATTTGTTTCTATTTGAGGCATATTGACACGCTTTATTCCCAAATTTTGATCTTTATTTGGCAAATCAGCGGAATCAAAAAATTCCATCAATGTCATCATATTTTTCATAATGAACCCTTCTATTAATGATATCTGTATTTAATTAACATACATTTCCATATTATCTTTTGTTTTGCAAACAACATTACGCAAAGATTCATTTATTGAATATAATAATGTTTCTTGTTTTAGGTTTGCATATGCTAATTTATCAGCTTGGATATGAGAATTTATATGTTTTATCACTGAATTAATATTAAACATCACTATCTCATCCGATACGCCTTGGGATATAGATTCTTCCAGTTTTTCAAACAATTCTAATAAGTCATCTGAATCCAACACCGAACTTAAACAAAGTTTGTATAAGTTTTCTGTATCATTATTACACATTTTTGAATGTTTTTGAATTATATCATATATTTCAAAAATTGTTTTCTTTGATTTCATATTCGCACCAGAGATGTCATCTGTGTATGATTTAAAATAATCCAACAATTCAAACAATACTTTAATACTCTCTTTCATTTTTTCAGAATGCGTATTTTGAAATTTCAAAGACAATTTATGCTTTAGACTAATTATAGAATTAGTCATGGGATTTTTAAATTCTTTCTGTAAAAAAATATTCTTGTATATTTCCGCCTTCATCAACTTTGGCGATTTTATGCTATCCATACTACACCATTCATTAATAATAAAGAACTATACCCGGTTCAAACTTACCTTTATACATAGTTCTAACATCTTTTCTTTGTGAAGGATTATTTCTATTAAAACTAACATGTATCCAAATCATGTTGCCATGTTCAAATAACAATTGGTCAAACACCAAATTATCACGCATCCATTGTGCCCTAACTTTGTATTCAGCATTTGTTATACCGGGCCACTGAATATCACAAGCTTGCCCCTTTTCATGTTGACTTTTACCAACAGTAAATGATCTAAATCCAGAATTTACTCTAAAGTTTGGATACTTTTCCCATATCTTTTCAAGAACATTTTGAGCAAGACCTTGTAAATTACATATAATCTGTGCTACCGTAAATCCTGCCTGTGCCTGTATTTCATGTTTGAACAAGCATTTTGTACTTAAATCGCCCAATGTAAAATGGGTTGAGAGTTTTAAATTGTAATCTATCTTTTGTATATTTGCACAATCTGATAATAATGGCGTTGGTTCAGTATTCATTGACTTAACATCCCTTTCTGGTTTACTTGTTGACGCTTCCGTTGTGTCATCAGCTAAAGTTTGTGGTGTATATTCTATGTTGTCAGGTTCGTCAAACACAACATACTTACCCGTAGATTGTATTATTGGGCCTACCGCTTCGCTGCTATATTGTGGCGGCAATGATATTACTTCACCTGTTGATGAAACTACAGAAGTTGGCATGATAGATATCGGAATCGCTTCACCGACCCTTACTTTGGTAGAGCCAGTTATCAAAATTGATCCACAATTAACAAAATCCCCTATTTTAGCCAAAGGTCTTCCACCAACTAATACTTTTTCAGAACCTGATGCAATAGCACCCGGATGACACACAGGGCCACAACAATGTGTTGTTAATAAATCGCCTATACAACTAGCGGGCATTCCTTCAATTAATACCTTTGGATTACCAACAATAACATTATGTGGCGGGAAACATCCATGACCACTGCCCATATCACCTAATCTAACCGCACCGGGCATAATATACCTCCAAACATGAATGTTATTTAAACATATTTTGTACGCAATAAATGAAAAAAGCCCTTAAAGGGCTTTTTTAATACATCTTTTTAGGCTCTGATATTACAACCATACTAACATTTGCAACCCCTGCATCAATCATTCCGATTCGTTTAGCAGCAGCCGGTGATAAATCAAGTATTCGTTTACCAACATAAGGGCCACGGTCATTGATCTTAACAACAACACTTTGGTTGTTTTCCGTGTTTATTACTTTTACAATCGTACCCAATGGTAGTTTCTTATGAGCAGCAGTCATTGTAATTCCGTTTAGACGCTCTCCACTCGCAGTTTTCCTACCTATAAACTTCTTCCCATACCAAGATGCTTTACCAATTTCAATTCTTGAGTGTGTGGACTTTACCAAAATCGTGTCCTTACTTTTGGCGTTCTTCTTTCCCTTCTTCTTCTTTTCAGTCTTCACCACGCTTTCATGCGAATGATCGGTTTTCTTGGTGTTACCTGCCTCGGCGGCGATTGGAGCCATGAATACAATGGCAACCAACAATGATTTTACTATATTAGACATTTAAATTTTACCTCTCTAATGGACAGGGACGGATTAAAAATATAGATCAGTCAGATACAACAATGTCCCCATCAGAAGTGCGTCTCATAACCACACAATTATATCAAAATTTTGAACTCTTTACTCCCATAACATGTAAAAATTTGTGTTCAAAAACCCAGTTTAACAACTATCTTTTTTGACGTTGCATATTTTATATACAGAATTTTGATTTGTCAAGTAAAAGTTTAGTTGTCACCATTTAACAAATAGCCCTAAAACCTTCTATAAGCTCGTTTAAGGAGGTATTGATGGCATTTTAATACGAAGGTACTTAATTTTTGTTTAAGCGTCTTAAAACGCTTTATAGAGCGTTCTATGAATGTGTTTAATTGGTTTGATAGACTCTTTTCTTTTAAATGAAAAGAAAAAGATTGTTTGATTAAAAAATGGTCGTTAGGCATACTTGAGCGTAGCGAAAGTATCAGTTTTATATTTTATAGTGAGCGTAGCGAATGAGGAAATATGATATTTGAATTGACCAATATAAAATATGAACGAAGTGAACGTTCTATGACGAATGGAATGAGGAATAGAACCAAATATAAAATTTGTAATGAGCGTAGCGAATGAGGAAAATATGATGTAGAGATTTTTATACCATGATTAAAATTTTAATACTGGTATTTTACATTTTTAAATTATTTTTCCTCACTCACTATGTTCGTTATAACTGATACTTTCGCTACGCTCAAGTATGTGTCTTTGACACTATAATTTTTCTTCATTTTTTACTACATTTTTGGATTTAAGCAGACCCTATGCTTAGACCTGAATTTTTCTTCTTTAAAAACATGTGTTTACACCATCTTTCTTTAATAAGAAATATAAAATAAAAATAGTAAAAGAAGTGTTAGTAGTTGCGCAAATCTAGGGGGTATTTTTTGTTGAAATTTGGTAAAAAATGTGGTAGAATTATCACCTTTCTAAAGGATTAATTATGACAAAAGTGACAGTGTTTAGTGCATTATGTGGTTCTGGTAAAACAAACAAGATGATTCAAATGATGGCTGAGTCATCAAATAACATAATCTATGTTACTCCGTTATTGTCAGAATGTCATCGAATTGCTGGCACATCTTATGATGAAAACGATGTCTATAAACGTCCATTAATGGTTTCTGACGATGAGTATTATTATGATGAAACCAATCCATTAAAAAATAAACGTTTCAGACACCCTACGAATAGTAAAGGAGAGACTAAATTATCAGATGCAATGACGTTAATTGAAAATGGGTACAATATTGTTTCCACACATAGTCTTTTTTCAAACTTCACACCTTCTATAGCAAATGTTATTCAAGAAAAAGAATATACGTTATTTCTTGATGAAGTTGTTTCGATATATGAGCCTGCTACGGATATACTTGATATTAACGAGTGCAAACAACTAATAAAGTCGAATGTGCTGTCTGTTGATGCTGATGGTATTACCCTTAGATTCAACAATGAAAAGATTGCGTATACTGAAAATACAAGATTCGATACAATTTCAAACTTATGTGCTTTAGGACAATTATTAATTATTGATGAAAAAATAGTTTTATGGGAGTTTCCTGTTGATATTATAAAATCTTTCAAAGAAATATACATATCAACTTATATGTTTGAAGGAAGTCAATTATGTGCTTTTCTCAAATCAAATGGCATTGATTACACGGTTGAAAAGTTTGGACTTTTACCATCACAATTAAAAGATAAAATAACAATCGTTGATGATCGTAAAATGAATGAGGTTGGTGATAAAGTTACCGCCCTTAGTGCCGCAGATTTAGTCACTAAAAAACATTCTAATAATGAGCTACGAAAAAGATTATTAAACTTTTTTAATAATATAACTAAGGCCAATAAAAACGAAAGATTATGGACAACTTTTAAACAGGCGATGCGTGTTATATCAGGGGGAAGGTATAGTGCATCATGGTTATCCTATAACACCAAAGCAACTAATGACTATAGTGATACATGGGCAATTGCTTATTTGTTGAACTTATTTCACAACCCAATGATTGAGAAAGCCTTGTGCTATAAAAATGTGCAAATAAATGAGAAAATGTATGCATTATCCGAATTGATACAATTTATTTTTAGATCACGTATTAGAAATGGTGAACCAATTACAGTTTATATCCCTAGTAAACGTATGAGAGATTTGTTTATTTCATGGTTAAATGATGAGTTTGAATAAAGAATGTTAATCCTAAAATAATAGAACATAAATATAAAAAAAGAGACATAACATGCCTAGTATTTTAACAAATTTAGCTAAAGTTTCCGCTGCTAGAGACTTCATTAATTCATTAAACAGTGTCCCCCATTATCTTGGTATTGGTGGTATTTTAGCATGGGATAATGATCCTATACCTGATAGCATCACTAATATTGATTTGACTCAAAATGATGCATGGCGTAATTCATATTCAATGAAGAGAATAAAGACAATTGATGCCTGTTTAGTAGCACCTCGTTATGACTGGACTACCGGAACCATTTATGATTCATATACTGATAAGAGTAACATGGATGGTAAAGCATTCTATGTGTTAACAGACACGAATGATGTTTTCAAATGTTTGTCCAACAATAATGGTTCTGCATCTACTGTCAAACCAACACAGTCAAACCTTAATACATCAGACGGTTATGTGTGGAGATGGATGTACAATATACCAACCGTGTTGTATAACAAGTTTGCAACGAATGATTTTATTCCAATTATAGATGCTGCTAATTCGCCTATTGCCGGTGAATTAACTCGTATAGATGTTACAGATATTGGTTCATCATATAGTTATGCTAATATAACTATCGAGGGAGATGGAGTTGGCGCTGCTGCGTATGCACAATATTCTGGAGGCCACATTAATTCGATAGTTCTAACAAATAATGGTACTGGTTATAATTACGCAACAGTTACTATTACAGGGGATGGTATTGATGCGACAGCCGAAGTTATATTATCACCAATAGGGGGTCACGGTTTTTCTCCTGCGGATGAATTGTTGGCTAATTATGTCATGATTTCCGTAAACTTGGAATATGATGAAACAGGCTATTTTTTAACAAACAACGAGTTTAGAAAAATATTCATTGTGCGTGAACCACTTGAATATGATGGTAGTTCTAATTATGTGGAAAATGTGGCAAAAACAACAACTGATGTTGTTTTAACATCTACTGCTACATTTACACAAGACCAAGAAGTTCAAATATGGTTGAACTCAGTAAAAGTTGGAACTGCAAATGTGGCATATAATGACATTTCAAATAATAAACTTTATTTGTGTAATATCACCTCACCAATCTTAACTGAAAACCATAAGATATATGATGGGTTCAACCAATTAGACATAGTTTCTGGTGGAATTACAAAAAGCGATGTGAAAATATATTCGGGTAAGATATTATATGTTGCATATAGTTCACCCGTGTTTAGAAATATAACGCAATCAGAGACAATAAAAATACCGATTTTATGGTGATATAAATATCACACAAACACACAAATCCTTTAGGAGCTAAATTGTGGCAGGATACCAAACAAAACTAAAAACATTTACACAAAGACCATATTACGATGATTTCGATATAAGCAAAAAGTTTTTGCAGGTATTGTTTCGTCCGGGTATGGGAGTTCAAGCCCGTGAATTGACACAAATGCAAACTATTTTGCAAGATCAAGTTGCACGTATGGGTAGCCACTTTTTCGACAATGGTGCAAAAATCATTGGTGGTGAAACTTCGTTAAAACAGCAAATTGAATATATAAAATTGCCAAGCACAATGTCGTTGCCATTGTCAACAACACACAATTATATTGGTGGGACTATAACCAAGGGTAGCCTTACAGGTAAAATTACCCATTATGTTGCAAGCACTACCACCGACCCAGCAACGGTTTATGTTGAATATACTTCATCGGAAGGTCATATTCAGTCATTTTCTTCGTCTTCTGTTTATAAAATAAACATTACAAATGGTGGGACTGGATATACTTCGGCACCAACAATTACTATCACAGGTGATGGTACTGGTGCAACTGCCACTGCAACCGTTACTGCTGGTGTTATTACAGATATAACTATAACTAATAATGGTTCTGGATATACTACTGCTCCTTCTGTTATTATTGGTGGGGTTGGTACTGGTGGGGTTGCTACTGCTGAATTGATCAATACAGGGGTTACATTCAGTTTGTATAACAACGAAACTGAATTGTATGAAGATTTTGTAGCTGATATAACACAATCAGGTATTGGTTTTGGTGCTCTAGCATTTATAAATGATGGTATCTATTTTATAAATGGTCGTTTTGCTATAGTTGATCGTCAAACACTTGTCGTTTCAAAGTACACTGATATCACGCAAACTGAGAACGAAATTTCTTTAGGGTTTTTGGTTTCTGATATTATCATTACCCCGGAAGATGACAATAGTTTATACGATAATGCTATTGGTTCTCCTAATGAATCAGCACCGGGCGCTACACGTTACAAAATGGAATTGACATTCTCGGTGAAGCCAACAGATGAATCTGTTAAAAACTTTGTTCAGTTAATGGTTTTACAAAGTGGTACTGCTACAACACCACCGAATCAAACTGATTACTCACAATTGTTTTTAGATATATTGGAAAAGAGAACTTACAATGAGTCTGGTGATTATATCATAAATGACTTTTCATTGGATTTGCGTGAACATTTGGACAATGGAACAAACTTAGGTAAGTACACTGTTGGTAATGGTGGCGATAGTAACAAGATGGTTGCAATTATGGGGCCGGGCCTTGCATATGTTCGTGGTCATGAAGTTGAACGTACTGCAAATAATCCACCTCTTGTTTTGGATAAGAGCCGTGATACAGACACGGTTAACGATGTTTATATCTCAAACCCATACGAAACATATGTTTATTTGGACTTAAACCCTTCTGGAACTACACCAGCGGGTGCTACAACTGATGCTGCGTTTGATCTGTTTAATAGAAGTTCACCTGTTGAGTTTCGCAATGCTTCAAATATAGTTTTGTTTACAGCACAGCCGATGGGCCTTGAGCATTTCAGTGGCACTATCTATAAGTTGTATTTCACACAATTGAAAACTATTGTTGCCAATTCAACCGTTTCTTCTGTAACATATATTGCGCAAAGTGGTAAGTATGCTCCATTGGCGGCATTATCTGGAATAAGTGCAATCAATGTCAATACAGCAAATTCCAACTTCATACTTAACATACCATACAGCTATGTCAAGAATGTTTTTGGTTCATTGTTACAATATTACAAGACTTATTCTGGTACTGTTTCAACAGATAAGATAACATTGAATGACACAACAATACAATTTGTTTCTGACTCTGGTGCATACGTTGTTTGTATAGATGGTGTAGGATATGTAACCCCAACAGCAATTATAAAACAAACTGGCGTTGTTGAAATTGATTTACCAAGCGGTTATAACTCTATGAATTATACCGTATGGGCAAGTGTTGCGAAAAATAATTACACACCAAAAACTAAATCAGTAACGTCTGTTGTAGATGAATTACATTCATGCTATTCACCGTCTGATATCGCAAATGTTAAATTGGATCATACTGATATAATTGCTATATCATCTATATCAGTAGATGACGGTAACGGCTATATTGATTATACTGATCATTATATTTTAGACAATGGTCAGAAAAATGATATCTATGATTATGGTTATGCTCGTTTGAAGGCAGGTAGCAATGCCCCAACACAAGGTACTGTTAAGGTGTCTTACACTTACTTTAGTCATTCCTTGTCTGGTGATTTCTTCACAGTTGACTCATACTCAACAATTCCTTATGAGGATATTCCTAGTTATAATGGAAACTTCTTGGGTAATGTTGTTGATTTAAGAACTTCTGTTGATGTTTCACCAACATTTGTTACACCATCAACTGATATTATTATTGATTATAATTACTATTTGTCACGTGTTGATAATATAATTTTGAATCGCAAGGGTGTTTTTACAATATTACGTGGTGTTCCTGCACTTGACCCAAAAACTCCGGTTGACGCAGACGATTCTATTACATTGTACACTTTGCGTATACCTGCATATACATTCAAGGTTTCTGATGTTAGTGTTGATAAGAAAAATTACAAACGTTACACAATGCGTGATATATCGCAACTTGAAAAACGTATTGAGAATCTTGAGTATTACACACAATTGTCATTACTTGAAACTGATATACAAGGGAAAGAGTTTTTTGATAAGTTTAAATCTGGATTTATTGTTGATAATTTTGAGAGTTTAACCACTGGTGATGTACAAAACCCATTACACACAGTAGCTATTGACTTCTCTAAAGGAGAAATGTGCACTGAAACTGTCACCACACATGTTAACTTGGAATTAAGTTCTACTACAAATACAAACACACAAGATAATGATGGAATTATTACATTACCTTATACCGAAGTAGCACATGTTAAACAAAGCTTGGCCTCTACTCTTGTACGCTTGCAGCCTTTTGTTCAGTATGCATGGCGTGGTCGTGTAAAGCTTACACCAAACGTGGATCGTTGGGTTACTTACCAATACGCTCCTGATTTGACACTAGATGGTGGAACATACCCAAGCGGTACAAGTGCTGGTACTATACAGAATAAAGTTTGGGATTTGGCGGCACAAGTTTTTGTGGGCCAAGAAAATGCTATGGTTCACAATGGTTCCACTACTTCATCAACATCGGCAAGAACAGATGTTGTGGGGTTTTCTTTTGGTAGAGGCCGCCAATGGAGAAATACAACAACAACCACACAAACATCTTATGTAGGTACACGTACTGTTGATGTTGGGGCTGTTCCTTGGATACGTAGCAGATGGGTACAATTTAGAATAACAGGATTGAAGCCAAATACTGTCGTTAAGCCATATTTTGATGGCGTTGATGTTTCACAGTATTGTTACCAAACAATTAACAACACCATTTCGTACCCAACATGGTATTTCTGGTACTATTGGTATTTCTGGTATGATTTTGGATGGTGGAACACTACACAAAGTAACACCCAAACATTGAAATCAAATGGTGCTGGTGTTATTAATGGTTGGTTCTTAATACCAAATAACAGTAATTTGCGTTTCAAAACTGGTGTTCGTAAGTTTGAGGTAAAAGATGTCATTGAGAATCCCTCAACAAGTGCGACTGGAAATTATGATGCTTCTGGCACATCTGTAACACTACAAAACGTTTTTGTTACAACCCGTGTTGTTTCAACAAATGATTATTGGTATGACCCTGTTGCTCAATCTTTTGTGATTGAAAACCCAGAAGGCGCATTTATAACATCAATGGATTTATATTTTGGCCCAGAAGCTGATGATATTGCTGGTGTTGATGGAACTCCTGTTAATTTGCAAATATGTGATATGGTTAATGGTTATCCCGGAAAGAATGTGGTTGCATCTGTTGACGTGAACGTATTTTATGGTTCGTTGGATTCAACAGTTCCTACTAGGTTCACTTTTGATCATCCTGTTTATTTGGAACCTAATAAAGAATATGCTTTTGTTGTTTCTTCAAACTCAGAAGATTTGTCATTATGGTGTTCCGAATTGGGACAGAAAGCTGTTAGACCGGGAGATATCAACACATTCACTGGCGAATATATCAACAAACAGCCATACTTGGGAACTATGTTCAAGTCACAAAACCATAGCACTTGGACAGCAGAACAATCTCAGGATATTAAGTTCACAATTTATCGTGCCAAGTTTGACAATAATGTAACTGGTAATGTAACATTTACCAACAAATTGTTAGACAGTGACATTGACGGAGAGGCAAATATTTTTAAGAAATTGCTTGACAACAACCCGATGTCTGTGTATTACGGCCCTAACCTAGATGTATTGGCTGGTGGTTCTGGATACACAACAGCTTCATTTGCATTTGCTGGTGGGGGTGGTTCAGGGTTTGCGGCTGACCCAATTTTAAGGGGAAGTTTGGATCACGTTAACGTTTCTTTAGGTGGCAGTGGTTATACTACTGCATCGGCAAGTGTCGTTGGTACTGGTACTGGTGCAACAGTCAGTGTTACTGTTAGTGGTGGTGCTGTAACTGCTATTACAGTGGTTGATGGTGGTACTGGTTATGACCCGGCTTCAACTTCGATACTTATTACTGGTGATGGAACTGGTGCTACTGCGGATGCAATTGTATACGCATCAATTACTGGTTTCCAAATAACAAATTATGGAGTTGGTTACACATCTGCCCCTACTTTGACAATTACTGGTGATGGTATTGGTGCTGATATTAATGTTACTTATGATGATGGTTCTACTGTTTTTGTGAAACATAAAAATCATGGTTTCAAGGTTGGTGATACCGTTATTATAACTTATCCATCTGATCCTAACTATAATGGTGGTAGTAACATAGTATTAGGTGACTTTACGATTGCGGACTTGAGTGGTTCACATACCATAACAAGCGAAACTATTGATACTTATAGCTTTACAGTAACAGGGGCAACAAACACACAAACTGTATTGAATGGTGGCGGAACCCAAATAACTGCTTCTCAAGTTATACCATATTCAATGGTTCGTTTGAATACTGATGCCGTTGTGTTGAATGGAACGTCATTAGAATGGAATTTGAAGGCTAAAGGATATTACTCTAATTTGGTTGTTGATTCAACTAATTATGGTATTATAGAAGATAAATTAATTGATTTGGGAACATTGAAAGTTGTTAAATCAAACAATGACCAATCAATGCAATTAACAGCTTCTATATCGTCACCTAATGAATATATCTCACCTGTTATTGATATTAATAAGGTTGGTATGTATGTTGTTAATAATCGTATCAATGAGTTCAATGACTCGGCAGTATTGGATGATAATAGCATAACATATGAAGTGAATAATTCTATTGCTCGTTATGCAACCAAGAATGTTACACTCGTAAACCCATCTAATGAACTTCAAGTTTATTTGGATAATAATTTGTTATCGGGAACACAAATTGATGTGTATTGTAAGGTTTCAACAACTCCAACCTCAGTCACATTGGATGATGCACAGTGGAAGAAAATGACAGTTGTTAGTGGTAACTCATTTAACGATATTGGTGTTTTCACTGAAACAAAATATCAGTATGAATCACCAGAAGACTTTACAAACTTTGTTATTAAAGTTGTTTACTCTTCGACAATTGCGAGAGGTGATGATAGATATCGTTCTATTATCCCAAGGTCAAAACGTTTCCGTGCTATTGCATTGAAGAACTAAGGTTCTTCAATGTTAAATAGTTAAAAATAAAAAGGAATTTTAAAATGAATTTTTTCACAAATTATTTTGAAAATAAAATTGAAACACATTTGAATGAAAGCCCAGAAGGGTATGACGATGAAAATGTTGTCCCTATGCATAAGTATGTTGAAAATTTGCCTTATGAAGAATTATTTTCACATACGGGCAAACACTCAAATGAAGAATTGGCGAAGCGTTTGAATGATGTAGCTACAGGCCCACATAGAAGCACTGTTCGTGAAAAAGCCTATAAAATATTGGCTACAAAATTTGCTGGTGTTGGTGGTCATGCAGAATCAATTCGCAAAGATGTTCATGAAAATCCTAATGAATATACCGCTCGTATGGTTTCTCATGTCCTTGCATCAACAAAGGATAATGAGGACGTGGCTAAGACATTGAAAAATATGTCTCCTTCCCACTATTTCTACAGATCGCCTTTGGCGTTTGAAGACAGTAAGATTGGTGGTCGTTTATATGATAAAAACTCTTATAAAACTATTAAAAACTCGGATGCTAAACATAAAGACTTGATTCTTGGTCATACTGAGTTTTGGAATAGACACCATAAGGAAGGTAACTGAAATGGATATTAAAAAATCTTTGGAACAAATGGTTATCAAAAAAATATTCGAAAGTTTATTTTCCGGTGATAAACATTATCGTGTTCGTGGTTTTATAAAAGGGGATAATGGTGAAGAAACTCCCGTGGCAAATAAAATTTTTAATGTTCGTGATGCAAACGAGGCAAAATTAGCATCAATCCATTTACATTCTCTGTCTCGTGGTGCGTATCGTGTTGATTCTGCGCATGAGTTGTCCGAGGATGAATCAGATTTAACAGAAGGATTTTTTACTCGTGAAAAGCCAGTGAAATATTCACGTGAAGAAATTAAAACAGCATATGATTCATTCGCATCTAATAAGGCAAAAACAGTAAATGCTTTAAAAGCGAGAGTGTTAGACTCTTTCAATACAAAACATAAAGGTAATATAAACTCTCCTGATTACGATCAAGATTTAAATCGTTTACATTGGCATGTGTATCGTAATTTGGATAAGCATATGGCAAATACATTTACACCAAATGAAGTTGAAATGCTTCATGGTCTACATGAAAATACCATTGTTGATCACATTTACAAAAATCAAGACAAACCAGAATATGACAAATTGATACAGAAGATTAAAAAATATAAACCCTTGTCGAGTACACCGACTACTTCCTAAAGGCGCTTTGAAAGCGCCTTTTACATATTTTGACAAAAATTTAATATATATTTTATGAACTTACATTTTAGGTTATAAAATATGGCACAGAAATTAACAGGGGAATTGGGTTATAATGGTAATCCTAATCTAAAACTACCCGGAACAAAACAATCATTAACACTAGAACAAATACAAGAATTATATCGCTGTTCTATTGACCCGGTTTATTGGGCTGAAAAATATATTAAGATTGTTAGTGTTGACTATGGTGTTATTCCAATTAAATTATATGATTTCCAAAAAGAAATTATTGAAGCTACATTGAACAATCGACGTGTTATTGTATTGACTGGTCGTCAACAAGGTAAAACTACAGTGGCAACGATTGTATTATTGCATTTTGCTATTTTCAATAATGCTAAACGCATTGGTCTACTTGCCAATAAAGCGGACTCAGCACGTGAAATTTTAGACCGTATACAAATGGCGTATGAAAATCTTCCCCGTTGGATGCAAATAGGGGTTAAAGAATGGAACAAGGGTTCTGTTGAGTTTGCTAACGAATCTAAAATCATTGCTGCGGCTTCTTCTTCAAGTTCCATTCGTGGTAAGTCTATGGCGTTCTTATACATTGACGAAACTGCATTCGTTGAAAATTGGACTGATTTTTACGCATCAACATTCCCAACTATTTCTTCTGGTAAAACAACAAAAATGTTGTTCACGAGTACCCCTAATGGTTTGAATCATTTCTATGATTTCTGGAAAGGGGCGACTGATGGTACGCCAGATGAGTCTGGAAAAGTTGAACTTAATGGATTTACGCCTATTTTTGCACCTTGGTATAAAATACCTAATCGTGACGATAAATGGAAGTCAGACACATTAAAAGCTTTGAACTATGACTTTGACCGTTTTCGTCAAGAATATGAAGGTGAGTTTTTAGGCTCCGCTGGTACACTTCTAAACTCAAGTACATTAGGTAGATTATTACCAGTCCCACCCATTACGTCAAATGATTTTTTAAAACAATTTGAATTACCAGAAAAAGACAGAATATATTTTATGACGTGTGACGTTTCACGTGGTAAAGGGTTGGATTATTCTGCATTTAGCGTTTTTGATGTTACAGAAGTTCCGTATCGTCAAGTTTGTATTTTCCGTAATAATAAAATAACCCCAACCGATTATGCAAGTTGGATTTATCGTATTGCAAAAATGTATAACAATGCATACACTATTGTCGAAACAAACGACTTGGGAGAACAGGTCGCTGTGCTTCTACAATACGATTACGGCTACGAGAACATCCTAAGTACAGAATCTGCCGGAAGGGCCGGTAAACGTCTTTCTACAGGCTTTGGAAGGGGTGTAGAAATAGGGTTGCGCACCACCACCACGGTTAAACGTCTTGGATGTTCGGTTTTGAAGTTAATGCTTGAACAAAATACCATGTTGTTGCGTGATGAGGCGACCATCAAAGAATTGAGAACATTCTCCAAGAAGGGTGATGGTTATTCCGCTGAACCCGGAAACCATGATGATATGGTCATGACTTTAGTGTTATTAGCATTTTTGACACAGGATAATTATTTTCATGAATTAGCTAATGGTAATATATTGCCACATATGCGTGATTTTTCGGATGAAGATATTGAAAATGATCTTATTCCATTTGGATACGTTAATAACCAAGATACTACAAATGCCCCTACATACGTTAAGTTCAAAGGCGAAAAGGGTGTGTGGGAAGAAAAAGACCCTGATGACTCATTTAGATGGTGATATATGAAATTTACAACACATTTTGTGAAAATGTTTAATGAAGACTTTTCATACGGAAAGTCTTTAGTTGGTGATAAAGGTGAAAAAATCATAACTGATGGCGGTTATATTGATGTCCAACATCAAACAGAATATTCCCCTAGAAAACAATCGGTTGTTGATTTTGTCGTCGATGAAAATAAACGTGGGAAAGGAATTGGGGATAAATTGTTGAAACATGCCAAACAACGCCATTCTGATCTTGGTGGACAAGTATCTTCACTTGCCAGTTTGAAAGTATTTCATAACAATGGATTTAGAAACCCCGGTCTTGGTGACAAGGGGTTTGAAGATCACGTCAAAGAGTTTCATGAAAACGGTGGGAGTTTGTTCATGGCCATGAATGACCATGAAGGTAAACCATACGTCTAATCACATCATGTTGGGGTGGAAATCCCTTTTGAAGAATATTGGAAGGTCTTTTAGGATATTGGTAACAAATCCTGACGGGCCTAACAATTCTTTGGTTCCATGAAATAAACCAAATACTTTATCCTTTACACCAATATCTTTATCAGTGAAATATAGCATTCCAGTCATTATTGATATAGCTACCCAGAAAATTATACTCGCACCAATCATGACAGCGACACGAGTTTTATAGTCGTCTGCATAATCTCTCATATAAACATCGAATGCCACATGACGATGTTCTATTTCTTCGGAAGAATGCCATTTTATCAATTCCTTGTATGGTTCATCAAACGATGACAACCATTTAGGGTTATTGAGTATTTCCATCCCCATTGATGCGGTATAGTGTTCAAGTGCAACTGTTACTGCTAAACATTGTTTAACTGTCAATTTCTTTTCTATTTGTTTCAACGCAACATTGATAAAATCTTCTATCTTTGTTAATGGAACATTATGAGTTTCCGCATAAAGATTCATGGTTTTATGCGCCATAGAATGCCATGCTTCTTGACCAATAAATCCAGAAATATCTTTTTCCAATTCGTCTTTAGTATTTTTACGATGCGCCCTAACTGCTCGTACAAAGAAATCTTCGCCGGGCGGAAAGGTAGAGGATAATGCGTTAAAAAAGTGGGTAATAAGTTTGCTATCTTTATAGTAATACTTTTCTGTATTTGAAAAATCAAACTTGTTTTTGCGAACTGGTATCATGATCTACTCCTACATGTCAACTGTGACATTATACAATGTATTTATACAGTTGTCAATCATTTAAGACATGTATCGTAGGTCATGATCCATTTTAAAACACTAGGTATTGGTGTTTGTTTATGAAAAAATATTTTTATTTGATCTTCGAGTATATAGAGATGTTCAACAGCATCTTGGTTGGAGAGATAATACTGTTCGTATATTAGTTCTTGAAGTATTATGGTTTTATATGATTCGATGTCACAATAAAAGCGATTCATAATTTCACCTCAATATAAATAAAGTTAAATAGTATGTAACAGATATTTAATTTAAGAGGATAACAAAAATGCCATTTAATGCTAATGAATTTAGAAAGCAATTGAAAAATGGTGGTGCCCGTCCAAACCAATTCCAAATTGAGTTGTTAAGTGCACCTGCATCTTTCACCACAGCAGCAGGTTCAGGCAATGCAATGTCTTCCTTTACATATATGACTAACGCAGCAGACCTACCCGGTTCAGTTATTGGTACAATTCCTGTTCCTTACTTCGGTCGTTTCATTAACGTTGCTGGTGATCGTATGTTTGAAGATTGGACATGTGCAATTTATTGTGACGAAGATTTTATAACCCGTAATGCCTTTGAAGCATGGAATAACTCCATGTCTTTCTTAAACTTTGATACATTCAAAGAACATGGTACGTCATCCGAAACTATTGATAAGTATGTTTGTGACATAAAAGTGTCTCATTATACAAAAACTGGTAAGGTTGATAAAATATATGTTCTTCATAATGCATTCCCATATGTTGTATCTCCTGTCCAATTATCATGGCAGGCTAATGATCAGGTGATGATGTTCGAAGTAACTTGGAAGTATGATTATTTCACTACTAACTTCAATGCGTATAACAAAAATGAAATTTCGTTGACTGATGTTGATGCATCGGCAAGACGTGAGTAATGGAGAATTATAATGGATTTAACTAATGCAATTTTATCATCAGTATACCCCCACCAGCAAGGAAATGCCACTGATGCTTCAAATACCTTGATGGGTAATATGGTTGACAATCAATTGAATGGTCATTTGGTGCGTATTAGTCCAAATGCATTCATCTATTTGTCTAATGATACTGATGATGATGGAAATACATGCCCATCATGTCATATTGTTGTGTCTACTGATTCTGACCATTATGTTGGTGGTTTATCTACTGATATACCAGTTAATCAAAGTGACGATAATATAACGCCTAATCCAGAACCAGTTTCGGATAATGGTTGTGATGGCGATACTTCCGAACAAGATGCAAACTCTGTTGTGTTGCCAGTTGGTGAAATTGTACCATTTGTTGAAAATGGTCAAGATGACACAAACAACGATACTGACAATGATTTAGACATTGCTGATTTGGTATCAGATGCACAACCAGCACCTACAGTTGATGATAATATTGATGTTCAACCTGCACCAGATGCTGACATAGCCGCTGCAATTGATACACCGATTGATACAACAATGGCACCTGCGGTTGATGTTGTTAATGATCAAAATGACATGATTAAAACGGAACTTGAAGAAAAATGTGATGACGATGAATCTCACAAAGATTCTAAATTAGATGAATCAGCATATATCGAATACCCACACCAAGTTGAAAATTTAGATGAAGCACTTCAACAAATTTCAACCGCATTAACAAATCGTTATGGTGGGTCAATCATACTTCATGAGGGTCACTGTTTAACACATGTTAGAAAAGATGGTTTAGTTGATAAGGTACAAGCTGTACAAGGTAAGTACAAAATCAGAACACATAAGCTAAAAGTTTAATCAGACCATTGATTCAAAAAAGCCGCCCTGCGGCTTTTTTGCTATATAAAATTAGAAACAATATATCAGGATTAAAATATGCAATTTAAAATTTTTGGCTTTAGCTTTGGCTCTGCCGATAAAAACTCTGCAAGTGGTGTTACGCAATACATTGCGCCAAGTCTAAACGATCCTTCTGTAGACCTTTATTCTGGTGGTTTCATGACGCCTATGGCGACATCATTACAAATAACATCAATGGTTAAAACAGAAAACGATGCGATTGCTCAATATAGAGATATAGCAAGACAGGCAGAAGTTGATTTAGCAGTAGAAGAAATAATTTGTGAAATGGTTGTGATGGAACATCAAAAACCGGCTGTTACTTTGAATATGGATGCCATTGATATTTCGTTGGAGTTGAAAGAAGTAATTAATAAAGAGTTTAAAACAATTCTTGGGTTATTAGATTTCAACACTGACGCTCATACAGTTGCTAAACGCTGGTATGTTGATGGCCGTATTAATTATTTGGTTTCTATTGATGAAAACAATCCTCAGTACGGTATTCAACAATTACAATATGTTGAACCAACGAAAATAAAGAAAATACGTGAAATAAATCGTGATATACAAAATGGCCATCCAATTGTCAGGAATATAAAAGAGTTTTATATCTTTAATGAAAACGGAATAGATCAAAGTGCATCGACGGCGGGTGGCGCAACTTCCACTACTATTACATTAACACCGGAATCAGTTGTTCAATGTAATTCAGGGATTTATGACGCTGATCGTGGTTTCATGGTATCCGCTTTGGAAACTGCTATACGTACTACTAATTCCATGCGTATGTTAGAAGAAAGCGGGATTATCTATATGCTTACACGTGCGCCCGAACGTAGAATATTCTATATCGACGTTGGTAATCTTCCTAAAGCAAAAATTGACCAATATATCAAAGAAATCGCTGACAAGTACCGTACAAAAATTCTTTATGACCCCGTTACCGGCAAAGTGAAAAACGAAAAACGATTCATGTCAATGAATGAAGACTTTTTCATACCCCGTCAAGGTGGTAGCCGTGGCACAGAAATTGATACATTGCCCGGTGGTGACTCTTTCGACAATACTAGTCAATTGGATTATTTCAAAACTCAATTGTGGGATGCATTAAAAGTTCCAGCGTCCCGTTTTCAACAAGGTTCCTTGTATACACATGGTTCTGAAATTACTCGTGATGAATTACGCTTCTTTAATTATATTCAACGTTTGCGTATTCAATTCTCAAAGCTTTTTGCTGAATTGTTGAAACGACAGTTAGTATTAAAAGGAATAATTGGATTAGATGATTGGGAAGAATTCCGTGACAATTTGTATTTTGATTTTACCGTTGACAACTATTTCAAAGAATCTGTAGAAAATGAAATTTTACAAGGTCGTTTGAATATGATTGGGGCAGCAGATGCTTTTGTTGGAAAATATTATGGCCCTGATTATGTTTATACCAATGTCTTACACGTAACAGAAGAAGTTGCAGCGGAATTGAAAAAACAAGCAGCACAATATCGTCAAGAAAATATTCAGAATAGAATTAATGAACAACAATTGACTGCACAGTTACAAGCAGAATCCGATTCATCATTAACTGATATATTGGGGAAACAAGGAATAGATGCGTCAAATTACATTGCTGTTGCACAACAAATGCAACAAGAGCAAGATCAAATGCAACAATAAATAATATAAACTTTTGGGGTAATTATGTTTAATTCAGCAATTTATGGCATGCCAATGCCAATGCCAGTAAGCACTGATGTTCAAACGGTGTTTGGACGTATTGGCCCCAATATATATGCACAAACAGGTGATTACACCGCAGCTATGGTAGGGGCCGACCCTGTTGGTGAGGCTTCGGCGGTAATGGTCACTCACATTAATGGTTCAAACCCCCATGTGCAATATGCGTTGAAAACTGATTTGGAAGCATATTTTGATGCAGCAATTGCATATTTTGACAATAATATCAATTTGCCATAAAAATGAAATGTTATAAATATTCTTATGTTTTAAGGAGTTATAAATGAAAATCCCTAATAAAGATTTTGTTAAATTGATCATGAATGAAAAGCTAATTGATAAATTGTCTTCTGGTAATTTATTAGAAATGCGTATGGCCCCTGATCAATCGAGTTACCCATTGACACGTAGACAAGTTGAAAAAATGCTTGCTCAATATGAAAGACGTGAAGATGAAGAAAACTGGAACGATGATCCAGAATACCGTAGCCAAGATGGATGGTTAAAGGCGAAATGGTTTGCACCTGAATTGAACTCGGATTTCAATTCTCAGGACGTAGATACTAGTGGAAGCCAAAGACCTGCTAAATTGATGCCGTATGATTATTACTACACTAATTTTAAACAAAGCAATGACCAATTTGATTTGCCATATAATAACGTCAACGACGATGATGATTTGGAAGATGCCAATGAAAATCAGGATTGGTCTGGCGAACATAATCCTTGGCAATAAGAGGAAAAATAAATGGATTACAATATAACAGACGACGATTTGGATGATGTTTTTGATATCGTTTCACCTTCAAATGATAGTGATGTTCCTGTTGATGACATGGATATTCCTGATGTTGATACCAGTGATATAGAAAATATCAATGCCGATGATATTGAAGATGACGACGATGACTTTGAATATACGCCAGCGCCAGATGATATAACAGATGATGAAATGTCAGAAGACGGTATTTCTGAAAATGATTTGGTTGTTGTTAATAAAGATGGCTCATACGTAGTAATGTCACCTGATATTGCAGAAGTTCTTATGTCAAACCCATCATTTATCGACAAGATGGATGCTGGTTTTGATGATATAGACGATTTTACTAATACAGTTCAACCAATTTTACAGGGAGTTAGTCATGACTAATATTGTTAAGACTATGTTAAAAGAATCACTTGACCGCTTGGCATTAGAAAAAACAGCTTCGATGTTGGGTGAAATGACAACTGATGAAATTATTACCGAATCTCTTGATGAGAACATGACTCATCGTCCTCATCCATTTGAAAGACGTATGGGGCGTATTGCTATTGTCAATCGTGTACGTAACGGAAGCTTGCAGATGAACAAGCGTGTTGATGTTATGGGGAAGGGATATAAATTAATGCCCGGTGGGCAAGTTATTAAGATGCAACCACGTGAGATTATAAATCGTAAACGTGCTGCTAAACGTGCTGCAAGAAAGCGTCAAATGAAAATGTCTATGATCATACGCAAACGCATGCGTTCTATACAACGTAGAAATAGTGAATTGGGGTATTTTAAATGATTAGTAAAAGTAACATATTGCCGTTTCATGATCAACTTTTCGAAGATACTGAAATATTGAGCGAGACAGTTAACGGTAAAAAGTATTGGTACATAAAAGGTATCTTCATGCAGGCGAACATTGTTAATAGAAACAATCGCATGTACCCAAAAGATATTCTTGATGCTGCGACAAACACTTATATTACACAGTTTGTTAATAAGAGACGTGCCGTAGGCGAATTAACACATCCAGACACCACGAAAATCAATCCTGATCGTATTTCTCACTTAACAGAAGAAATAAAGATTGATGGTAATTATTATATCGGTAAGGCAAAAGTGCTTGATACCCCTTGTGGGAAAATCGCACAAGCTTTGTTAGAAGGCGGCGTACAATTGGCTGTTTCTTCTCGTGCTGACGGTTCTGTACGTGAACGTGGTGATGGTGTAAATCAAGTTAATCCCGGTCTTATTTTACGTGCTATTGACATTGTATATGACCCATCTGCACCAGAAGCATTTGTTGATGGTTTAATGGAAGGAACTATTGCATGGGACACATCTGACCCTGATGTTGCAATAGCCGAAGAAATCCGCCGTTCAATAAAAAATGCATCTTCGAGAAATCTTCAAGAGGCTAAATTGGAAGCATGGAATAAACTAATGAAATCATGTATTAATGGCTCATAAAATTTTTGAACCATTAAATAAAAAGAACTACAGAATGTTGAACTATATAAATAGATAAAACAACATTTTAAAAATATTCACAATTATTGGAGTGGAAAATGAAAACCATTAAAGAAATTTTAACAACTATGTCAGAGGCAGCATACCGTCCAGCAGATAACACTGATGTCGGTCAAGTTGCACCTGTCACCTTGGAACCTCAAGATTTCCAAGCTGCCCCACCTGCACCAGTAGAACCTTATCCTGCAAACGAAACAGGTAATGTTGTGTCTGGTGATGGTGGTTTGGACGAAAAGGATTTTATCAATGATCCTAATCTTCCTGCGTCTACAGGTGGTGATATCACTAGTGTTGATGACATTCAAGATCGTATCAACGGTGTTGTTTCCGAAGATTCCGTTAACGGTATTTTGGACAAGGTTATCGGCAAGTTGATGGCAGAATCAATTTATGAAGTACAATTGAAGTCTGAATTGGGTTCTATGTTTGAATCGCAAGGCTTGAATGAAGATTTCACTAGCAAGGCAACTGACATTTTCGAAGCTGCTGTTACTTCCGCAGGTAAGAAGCATTTGTTGGCTATTTCCGAAGCTGCTGAAACTTACATTGCTCAGGAATTGGAAAACTTCCAACAAGCTCAACAAGCTTCTATCAATGAGTATTTGTCTGTCGTTGTTAACGAATGGGCAGAAGAAAACAAGTTGGCACTTGAACTTGGCGCACGTACCCGTATCGCTGAATCGTTCATGGATGGCTTGAAAGGTTTGCTTGAATCTCATTATGTTGAATTGCCAAAGGATAAGGTTGACCTTTATGAAGCTGCTGTTAAGAAAGGCGACGAAATTCTTTCTCAATTGGATGAAGAAAAGGCAAAATCTGCTGCTCTTGCAGAAGAAGTTAATACATATAAGAAGAACGCAATTCTTGAATCTGCATTGAAAAATGTTAGTGCTGTTAAAGCAGAAAAGATTCGTGGGTTGATGGAAAGCGTTGCATTCTCTGATGCAGACTCGTTCCGTGCTCGTGTTGATATTGCAGTTTCTAGTTTGGCCCAAGCTGCTGCACCTGCTAAGCCTATTTCCGAAGACACTGTTTCTCAGCCAGCTAAGCCTTTGACTGAAAGTGTTGGTAACGAAATCGAAGAAATCGCTAAGAAAATTAGCCGTATTAACCGTACATCGTAATTAATACATGGATTTTAGT